CTCGCGTCTCGAGCTGGCCGAGACTAGTGCTAGTAATTTTTATTTCGCACTGAGGAAACTAGTGAAGAAGGACAGGTTGTTAACCCAGCGCGTGTCTGATTTTGTCATACAACGTGTTGATAACAAAATGGAGGTTATTAGCAAGAGAGATCAAAATGGTTATTTTCAATTGATGAAAGGAGATTTGTTGTTTGATCTACCAATTACTGATGACCCACGATGTGATTGGTACATGACTATGAATAAGTTGATTAATAAGATAAAGCATGTTGAGTTTGAAGAAGATGATGATAAGAACAAAATAATTAGATGTTTAGATATTAATAATGCACTCCCTGTTGGAGTCCTTACATCATATAAACGTAAACCGCGTACCATAGAAGGAATGATGCCGATAGTCATCCAGCCGGAAGACATTCGAACCTTCTGTGCGGTATCTATACATAAGGTGGATCCTATGTTCGTTCGTCCAATGCTTAAGGCTTTTGTAAGTACTAGCATGACTACTACGGGGCTTCTTGCCCTCAGAGAAAAGATGTGTGTCGGTACACCTGTATTTGCAGGCGACATGCGTTTATTGATAGCAGCTGCTGGTATTATGACAAAAGTCCTGGACATCCCGAATTGCAAGATGAGACCTACCTTTTCCAAAGATACTATAGCTCATATGACTTATAACGCCAACGCGGGAGTGGGGTATAATCACCATAATACCCCCGGCGTAAAAACTAAAAGAGAAGACGCAGCTTTTGCATATGCCAGGATGATAACTATGTTAGAGAAATTATATAATAATGATCCATCCTTTCGCCATGATATCAAACCTTTTGTATGCACGTATAATGCCAAGGCAGAAGTGCGTGCTGAGGGTGATTCACCTGATAAGATACGATTAGTCACTATGATTGATATGTTTGCAGATAATTTAATGAGATTGATCGGTATTCCTTTCAATAAAGGAATGGAGCAAGCGACTCCAGTACTTATCGGTGTTAGTGTATACCAAGATTTATATTATTATGTGGCCTATGGCCTTAATCACCCTGATTTTTCTAAGATGAATAACAATCCATCTGTACCATATAAGGAAAGAGATAAAGATGAGTATTGTTTGCTTACCACTGATGAGAGTAGTCAAGATATGACATGGGCTACTTTGTTGCTTGTTATGTTTGCATTGTATCGTATATTTTATGCAGACATATCAGATGCATTTACCAAACTATTATATCGACAACTGACCATAGAAGAAATGATTAATTTATTGTTGAGGTTAGTGAAATGGCTTGGTAATGATTTTTACATCTGGTTATGCATCATGCTCAGCGGAATATACCCAACTAGTACGTTTAATACTCTTAAGAGTTTAATAATGCTATTATACCATATAATAAAAATGGCCTGTCTTTATAAGGAGTCAATACAAGATGCTCTTAGGTGTATCAAGTTTGTAGGTTATGGGGATGACACTGTTATGTCATTCCCAATGCGTTATTTGAAGTATTTCACTGATGAACCACAACTTTTTTACCCTGAGAAATTGGCTGCCACTTATAAGGAGTTTGGATGTATATTAAAACCTGGAGAGACCGAAATATACATCCCTGTTGGTGGTTTGTTACCACATAAAGACCGTCTATATACGTATATCGTTGACGATGAGATCGTGTCAAAGGGAGCTCATATTTTGCAACGATATTTTGTCAAATATGATCAAGACTTTAACCCGCTTCACCCTGATGATCCTAATTTTGCATTCGTCAAACCTTGGCGAAAGACATCCACATTTATGACAAAAGTGGGTACTGATGCTCAAGGATTTAAGGGCAAACATGGTAGAGCTCAATCATGCAAAGATATATGGATTAATTTTTATTGTAAAACATTTGGGCTATTACTTGATGCTGGTCCCAATTTGAAAGCCCACAGGTTACTCAAACAGATCTTGTCAGA